TTATTAAACTCCAAAGGTGTCATATAACCCCTTTGTTCTTTATTAAGTATTAATAAAACGGTTTGATATACAGTATTTACGTTTATTGCCATTTTAATATTTTATGTGAATAATGACAGGGCCGTTTTTTAAGCGACCCTTCACTATAATTATAGTCACATGTTATTGTAACTTTTTCTCAATTGTTTTATAAACTTCTACGCCTTCGTCTGTTTTAAACCACGCAGCCATTGCTGAATATGGATTTTCATCGAAAGGTATAGTCATTAACTTTCTATCATTTGATCCCCAATGAAACGTTCTTTGGTCTTGTGATAGTTTAATAATATTCCATTCTACGGCTTTAATAGCTGTATTTCTTAAACCAACATTTGCATCATTAGCTATTGATATAAAAGCTTTTGGATTATTTTTAGCCATAATCATTAGATCTCTTTTTATTTCTTTAGAGCTCATTTCAGCAACTTGTGATCCTTTTTCAACTCTTAATATAGCTTCAGCATGATCTACATCCATTGATCGAGCAGAATTCATCGCATCTAATTCTAAATTAATATCTTTTAATTCATCTACAGCTATTTTAATTGATTCAAATTCTTCATACACTAATCCTTTTTTTGGATGATATAAAGAAAGTAATTTTTGTAAATTTTGTTTTGCTTTTGGAACCGACAATACACCGCCTTCAAATACAATATGTCCTAATGTTACTTCTCCTTTTTGTTCATCAACAAATGGAGAGTTTTGATTAGTCGCATATCTTAATTCTCTTTGCTCATTGTTACTAGGATCAAACCACAATAACGGGTATCTATTATTATGCTTAGCACCTAAAGTGAATGTTAATGGTTCTTTATCTTGTGATAAGATATATGTTCTATCTTTTATTACCCAACTTGGGGAAGTTTTAACTTCTTTTTTTGTAATAACTGGAGCTTCCATAACGGGTGCTTCAACAGTTAAGCCTTCTTTTTTTGTTTTTGACATGATATAATATAATATAATTAATAAAAAATAAAGAAAATCCCCGCCCTAAGACGAGGATAAACTTTAAAGTAATCTTAAGCTTGGAACAATACGAAATTGTTAGCAGCTTGAGTAATTAGACATCTTTCAGATAACCAGTTAACTTGCATTGCATCTAACTGAGAAGTATAAGCTCCTCCAGCAGATCCAGTGATCCAGTTTTTGTATCTTCTGTCGTCTCCTTGTGAAGCTCTGTATCTAATGTGCAAGAATGGTCTTCTAATGTTAGTACCAAGAGATTGGTCATATACACTTGAAGTTCCAGCAGGTATTAATACACCGTCTATATTAGCAGTTTGTACACCACCTCTTGTAGAAGCATCATTCAGATATTTCCAACTAGTTTTATAGAAGTCATAAGAACCTCTTCTGAAACCAGAAAAACCTAAATTAAGAGCCATATCTTGAGAATTCTCAAATAAACCATAAGAAGTACCTCCAGCTTGTCCGGAAGAAATTTGTCCTAGCATATCATCAAAATCAAGATCAGTAGATCTATTTAAGAAAAGCATGTTTTCTTCGATAGCACCCTGAGTATCTAAGTTCTTAAGAACTTGATCAAAATCACTGATACCAGTACCAGCAGAAAATCCTGTGAAGATATTTCCTCTAGCTTGAATAGCAGCAAAAAGCCCTTGAGTACCATGTGGTACAGAAACTCCACCAACAGGAGTAAATCCAAACTGAGCACCTTGAGCAGCGGTAATTCCTGCAAAAGCAGAACCACCAGCAGCTAATTCACCTTCAACCATTGCCATTTCTAAATAGTCATCAAATCTTAGTCTTGTTTCAGACTCAGACTTTAGATACCATAAGTATCCTGATGTACCATCTTCTGTAGCTACTTCAACCCAACCGATTTGAGCCATATCAGAACCATTAATTTGGAATGAATCTTTTATGATAATTGGTTGATTGTTGAATTGAGTGAATTGAGGTTGAATTGATTTAACACCAACGTTACCTAATCCAAGTGGAGCAGAAGTACCTTTAGCAAATAATGAACCATAAACAAATATTTTTATGTTAGCAGTTCCTACAGTAGCAAAACTTGCAGCAGTAAAACAGTAAACTGTTATAACTGTTGCAGCAGCACCAACCGCAGCGACAGGTACAGCTCCTACAATACCTTTTAATGTAACACCAGTAATGGTATTCATTACTACAATAGTATCATTCGGAAATATTGCATTCTGAACAGTACCAGCATTTGTAGGTATTGACAACTGGAAAGCAGCGTGTTGAGCTGCAGTTGCTGTAACTCCAGTATAAGATACATGTAATCTATTTTGTTCCGACCATATTACTTGATCAGATGTCATTGGCATTTCAGCGCCAACCATACGTAAGAAACCGTTTAAAGTTCTGTTACCATATCTTTCAACTTCTTGTTCGTATACTTCAGGAAGATACTGTTGTGCAAAGTCATTTTGCCCTCCAGTAAAGTTAAGGTAGTTGTTAGCAAGTGCGAGTTGCTGTTGCGATGGAACGATACTTCCAAACGCCGGATTTATTACACCCATAATTTTTAATTAGTTTTTAATTGTTAAAATGTTCTTTTTGTTATTTTTAATTTTGAAGAATCAGTACCACTGACAGACTTAACTTTTAATCCATTAACAAAAACATTCGCGTCAGGCCCTTGCCTAATTTCAGTTTTTATGTTTTTAGATTTAGCAGAAATATCTCTAGTCGCATCGGATTTACCTTGCTCATAGAAATGCTGTGCTATAGAGTCAACATTGTCGGCGGCATACATAGCTTTGTGATAACCTTTAACATCTTTAACATTACCTTTACCATCTAAGAACTTCTTAACTGTATTTGTAATATTTGATTGTTTAGTTCCAACTTCACTAGGATTTTTAACCCCATATCTGAATTTTTTTTCTCCAATAGTGAAATCAAAACCTTTGAATTCTTCGGAAAAATACTTATCAGTATTAGATTTAAAATCGTTATGCTGTTGTTGAGCTGTATTTTGCTCCTCGTTGTAGCGGTTGAAAAAATCCATAGCCTTTTGTTGGTCTTGTGTCGTACCAGGTCTCAACTTGATTTCCTCGTAGTATTGACTTTTTAAACCTTCTAAATGACCTTTAGCTTTAGCAACCTCTTCTTTATACGCAAGTTTCTTTTTACGAACCTCACGTTCTTCATCCACTTCTTCATCATAAGAAAAATTATCTTCAATCATAAAGTTAATTTCTTCTGAATCCAAATGGGATTTAGCTTGTTTGTAATACTCTCTTAATAGAGTATCATTGTCTACATTAGAATAGTCAGCGTTTAATCTAACATAATCTTCTAACGTACCACCTGTTTCTTTCATAAAGTCTACGACTTTTTCAATGTTTTCAGGTAGTTTTGATATTTCTCTTACTTCTTCTGGAGTAGGAGCAATAAGTTTTTCATCAAGTTTTTCACCTATTTCTTGTATTTCTTCTTCTACAACATCTTCTATAGGTTTTACTTCTTCAATAACTTCAGAAACTGGGCTGGGCTCTGGTACTTGTTCGTCCACTTTAGCGCTATCTCCGGTTTGTTCGCCCACAACCACTTTCTTTGTTTCTCCGACTGGAATGGCATCTGCTTCTGTTTTAGGTTTTGATAAATCTATTTTTATAGGTTTATCGCTTTTTGTTAATTGTTTTGGCTTTAAAACTTTAGCTTTAATTTTAAAGTCACCTTCTTGCTTTACTTGTTCTGACATAATATAATATAATATAAATTAATAAAATTGTTTATTGCGGTTCAAATTGCTCTAAACCAAAACCTCCTAAATTATCATTCCCAGCGGATTCAAAATCTGTAGGCAAAGTGTCATTTTGTCTTTGATTAATCATCTGTGATTGTTGAGAGGCTTGTATCTTAGTTCTTTTATCTTTACGATCTTCTATTGATTTTTCTTTTTCTTGACTCTGTTTTGTATTCATTTGAGCAAGTTGCATGTTAAAATTAAACTCTTCTTGCATCAATTGTCTTTTAATTTGAGATTCACTTTGCATTCTTTGTATTTCAAATTGAGACTTAGCTTGTTCTATTTTTATTTTTTGTTCTGCTATAGCTTGTTGTTTTTGAACTTCAGCCATAGCTACTTTTTCAGCAGTTTTAGCATTTTCTTCAGCTTGTTTTTGAATTATAGCTTTTTGCTTAACCTGATCTTGTTTTTCTTTTTTAATTCTTTTGTATTTTAATACTTGATTTGCTAAAGCAATATTTCGGATTTCTCTAATATCAATAGCATCTTCTAAAAATATTTGATTTTGTTGAAGAGCCATTTGAATATTTTGCTCTAGCATAGCTTTCTCTTCTTCTTCAGGTTCTAATTCTAAGAATAATCCAAATTCAAATAAATTTAAATCTTTAACTTCTTCTAATGAACTAACATTAAAAACGTTTAAATTATTAATTAAAGATTCTTTAGTTAAAGGAAACTCTAACATATCTGCAATTCTTAATGAAATGTTCTCGCAAGTTCTTAATGTTAAATATAAAGTTGCATCTAAAATATGTTTTGTAGCTATATTAGAAGCGTTAGCCGCCATTTTTTGTAAACCTACTAAAGCATCTTTATTAGGTAAACTTCCATCTCTAGCTTCATTAAGACCAGTTACATCTCTTATCATTTGTAAATAATATTGATAAGTAGTTATTAGTGATTGTATTTTTGCACCACCACTTGATGCTGTTAATTCTTGAATAGGTATTTTACCTCTATTAGGATCACCATCTTGAGTTAAACTTCTACCAACTATACTACCTGTTTGGAAGTACATGTTTAAAGCTTCCTGTGGGTTGTAGTTAGTTCCATTACCTAGATCAACTTCAGCTAAACCATCAACATCAACAAACACTCCATCTGGAACCATTCTTTGAATTACTTGTTGTAACTTTAACGATGTTAATTGAATCATGTCAGCAAAACTAGTGATACGACCTACTAGAGAATTAATACGCCCTTGATATAAATGAGGGGCACATATAACGTAGTTCATATTAACTTTAGTTATATCGGCTTCAGGTCTAGTCATGTTTTCACACATTTCCCATTGTAGCATTTGTGGAACACCCATAACCTTAACACCACTATATAAAACTTCTATACTTCTTGAAACTCTATCAAAATTATCACTTGGAGGAGGATTAAAGAAATCTTCTTTTTGAAGTGTTTTTTCTAAACCTTGATCAGTCTTTTTTATTTTAAATACTTGATCAACATAAGTTTTGTATTCAAAATACAATAACTGTACTAGATCATTGTCGTAATTAGGATTATCTATATACCCTTGTCTTCCTGGGTATTTTACCATTATTTCTAAATCTTCATCAGTAAGAAAAGGAAATTGTTTTTTAATTTCAGGTAAAGTTAAAGATTTTATTTCACCTACATACCATATATCTTCAAAGTTTGGATCATTACTATAAGAATAAACCATATTAGCGGGATCAACATAGCTTACTACTACGCCCTCTGCTTTATTGAATTCAGTTTTAACAGCTCCAATACCAATAGTAACAATGTCCTCTGTAATTCTTTTATTAGTTAAATGGAATTTATTAAAAGCAAGTACGCTGCTTAAAGCTTCTTCTTCAGCAATTTCTATAGATTGCTTGTAATTTAACTGCATGTGAACTGCTAGTTCTTCTGTGCTTTCTGGTAGCTCTTCTGGTTTATTAGTTTTTAATATACTAACACCCATGCTTTGTTGTAAATTAGCATCTTGCTGTTTTAAAAGCATATCATCTTTAATTCCTTGAGCGTAACTAGTTCTTTTTTGCCTAGAAAAAGGATCTTGTGCGTAAGCGTTTATTTTGTATTTTTTTTCAGCTATACCATTTGTCACTATATCTACAAATTTAGGTATAATAGGTACCGGCTTCCAGTCTAAATTTAAATAAGACAAATCACCATTAATAGATAATTCATCTTTATATTTTTGCACAGATTGTTCTCCACGTGCGTATAATCTTAATTTATTAAAATTAGAATATCCTTGATTCCATTTGCTACTATTTATTCTTCCTCCTCTAAACCATTCATATTCAATAGCTTGCCCAACTGCAAGACCATATTCTAAAGTTTTCTTTTCCGCCTCAGGTACTACCTGACTTGGAAATGCACTATTAGTAGTAGTATTAATCATCTATTATTATTTTTGATTCATTACCTTGATTGTCATATCGAGAAAAATTTAAGTTTAATGGCTCTTTAATAACCTCAGCAACTGGTCTATATTTATTTTTATTACAAGCCATAATTGCTAATCCCGAACTAATCGAGGCATCATGCTTTGTTCTGTCATTAATATTAAAAGCTGCCCAATCTTCTAATGTTTTTTGGAAATACATAGTTCCATATTGCTCATTGTTGTAACCTACAAACATATCTATATAAGATTCTATTGCAGCAGCATGAGCTTGTTTTACATCTTCACTTGAATTAGGTATACCACCTATTTCTTTTTCAGTTACAGATAATTTATGTAATGTTTTATCAGGTCGATTCATAGAGTAACCTCTATAACCTCTTCTTTTAAAATAATATAAAAGCCTGGGTTTATTATTTTCTGCTAATATTGGCATACCATAAAAAATGCAAGCCATTAACACATCTTCAAAAAAGATCTCTGCAGTTGATGGTCTTGAGATATATTCTAAAAAAAATAAGTTTGGTGGACAATCGTCCATTGTAAATTTAGTTAAACCATGAAGTGATCCTTTAGAACCTCTTCCATCAACGGTTCCTGATATATCATAACTATCACAACCAAATGCTCCCATGTGTTCATTAGCTGGATGCTTGATTCCGTGTTTAAGTATATACCTGTTTTGTTGACCTAAGCTTGGCACCCAAGACACAAGAAATCTACCTTGTTTACTAGGAACAAATAATACTTTAGTATCTTTAACACCATCTTGCCACTGAAAACTACCTTGAGTAACAACACCTGAATGTTTTAAATCTTCATTATAATCTATCTGTTCGTAAATTTTAGTTAGATTAAATAAAGATTGTTTTGTTTCATCTCTGAATGCATGTTTCTCTGTACGCGGAAACTGTCTATATAATTCATTAAGTCCATCAGGATCTTCCTTAAGGCCATCTACTTCATTGTCCCAGTGTTCAATGACCCCGATTTCAATCTTTTGGCCATCAACGCCATAAGTTTTGGATTTTGGAGTTTCAAAGACAGGGTATCCATAAGAATCAAGGTATCCTTCGTAGTTCCATTCCATAGGTATAAACAAGCTATATAATCCTGAG